AAGAACAGCTAATAATAATTTTAAATTATTTAAAAATAGCTCGTTGATAGGAAGTAATACCATTACTAACACTGCACAATTACCTGATTATTCAATATATATAGGGGGGTGGAACCAAGCAAATACTGCTAGGTTTTCATATAGAAGGCTTGCGTTTGCAACAATCGGCGACGGATTATCTGACACTGAAGCATCTAACTTCTATACGGCAGTACAAGCATATCAAACAACATTAAATAGACAAGTGTAATGAAAGTAAGACAATTAACAGTAGAACAAAAAAACCAATTGGTAGGTCAAACATACGATGGTGAGCAATATTTTAACCCTACTTTAGATGCGGATGGCAATTGGTTTATTTCCAATGAGGAATATTTCAATTGCACAACAGATGCTTTATTTGGTTGGACGTTACCAGAGATTGACCATAACCCCGTTATTGTTGAATTCCCATGAAGCGTAAATACTACGAAGGGCAAAAACTAAATGGTAAGATAGTGCATACAATTTGGCACGATAGTGGAAACTATATGTTGTTATATGAAGATGGAAGTTTTGAAGTAGTAAAAAAAGGGGCTTAATTGCCCCTTATCTTATATGTTTAATAATGCTCGCATTTCTTCTTCTGAAAGTCCTATACCAGCATTGACAATTTTTGTTAGTGCATCTGCTCGTTTGTTAAGTGCCTCAGATTGAGATAAGTAGTCATCTTGAAGAACTGGTACATGGTCATAATCAGCAACAATTCTTAATCCTTGTTTGTCCAATCCTAAAGATTCTGTAATGTTATCATATATCTTTTTAGATTCTGGAATTATTGTATCTGTATATGCCATTCTCATACCATCCCTAACGTTTGAATACGTACTACCTTTTTCATTTGAGAAGATATAGTAGTTTAATCCAAAAAGGTCAATGATAGCTAACTTATCTGCTGTAAGTTCTTCAAACAACATCAAGTCTTTGGTAGGATAAGACATTGGTTGCCACTTAACAGCCGATTCAGTAATCATTAACTCATCTTTATTTCTGTAATACCAATCACGTTGAATATCCCTTTTTTCTTCTGGTGTCATAGGTAAAGCACCACCCATATCACTATTTTCTGAAGATAAGATACCAATTGCACCTAAATTTTCTAATAATACGTTCCTTTTGTTGTATTGTGCTTTAATGTTTGATATAGGAAACTTTAAAGATTCAATTCTTGATACTGGATTTAATAAGTTGATACCATCATTAGCTTGAATGATAATAACTTCTTCTAAGCTTAAATCTTCTTTGTTTTGTCCATCATAGTTGTAAGTGTAGCTTTTTATAAGTCCATCTTTAGTCATTTGCTTTAAAGACTTTCCAGTTGTATTAATTTGCATCTTATGTGATGGAAGTGGTACAAATAGATTTACTATTTCACCTATTCTCTTAGGAGCATACACAAATGAAGATGAATGTAGAGAATCGTTTACTGAAATAGAATAAATTACATCACTCCATGATTGTAGTGGATTAGGGTTTTTAATTAAATCTAACACCCAATGCTTTTCTATAATATCTCCTTTATCATTTACTAGCTTTGGAATACCTAAAGAAAGCATTTGTGCTTTTTTATTTATTACAGTACGTAATTCTGGAATTTCAATATATAGTTTATAAGAATCTGATGTATCTACCCAAACAGCTTGTTTCTTTCCGAAGAAATCTACTGAATACTGCCTATTGGGTGTAAGGTTTCGAGCAAGTTTGCTAAGTTTTGGGTCTGTGATACCAAAAAATGCACTCCAAAAAGAATTGTTCATAATTAAATTATATTTTTGTAGAAACAAATTTAAAAGATTTATGAATAGTAAAATAAATAATCACTATAAAATTAAGTCGCAAGGTCTTGAAATTAAAGATATAGATAGCACGTCTAGAAAAGTATCATTCTATTTAAGCCACTTTGGTAATATAGATTCTGATTCTGATATGCTTGTTAAAGGTTGTTTTAAAAAGTCTTTACAAGAACGTGGTGTTGATTCTACTTCTAATAGAAAGATTGCATACTTGCGATACCATAATTGGGAAATGCCAATTGGTAAATTCGTTGAACTACAAGAAGATGATTTTGGATTGTATGCTGTAGGCGAACTTGGAAACTCTACATTGGGTAATGATGCTTTGTTAGATTATCAAGATGGTATTATCAGAGAACATTCTATAGGTTTCAGATACATGGCTGATAAGACTAAATGGGTAGAAGATGCTACTATGGGTAATGGAGGTTATTTCTTGATTTCTGAAGTTGCATTATGGGAGGGTTCTGCTGTAACATTTGGTGCTAATGAAATGACACCAGTATTGGAAGTTGGTAAATCCGAAGATAAAGAAAATGTGCTTAAAAAGATTAATGATGAGATAAACACAATCTGCAAGTCATTGGTTAATGGTAAAGGTACAGACGAAAGACTTTATACAATGGAAATGAGATTAAAGTATCTTACTGCTCAATTATCTGAAATAGCACAATTAAATATTGAGAATCCTAAAGCTATCGTAATAGAAGAAAAAGGATTTGACTGGAATAATGTAATCACTAAAATAAAATAAAAATGGCTGAAGAAAACGCACAAGTACAAGATGGTTTCGTATTGTTTAAATTTAACGGAACAGCACCTTTTGGATTAGCTAACACAAAAGCTATCGTAACAAAAGAAATGGCAGACCTTTTTGTAGAAAGAAAGTATGGCACTATTTCTAAGTAATTCAGACTTTACAGATAAGTTTGAACTTCATACTGGTATGTATGATACCCAAAAGCTTACAGAATATATTGATAGATACGAGGAAATATATTTGAATGAGTTGTTGGGTATCAACTTATTTAATGATTTTAAAGCTGATTTAGTAAATAACGTTCCACAGAATGCTAATTACGTTTTTATATTTAATGCTTTTAAATATGAAACAGACATCAGACTTATAATATCAAGAGGTATGAAAGATATGCTTATTGGATTCATTTATTTTGAGTACATGAAAGATAAGGTGGCACAAAACACATCAGTCGGTATGACTAAACCTAGAAATGAAAATTCTGGTGTTGTTTCTGCTCACAATCCTATTTACCTAAGATACAATGAAGCTGTTAAAACTTACAAAGCTATTCAAGACTACATTATGCTTAATCTAAGTAATGCTAAGTATGAAAAGTTTAGAGGTTATAATAAAATGTATGCTTATTGGCTATGAAAGATGTATCAGAGATTTTTGAAGAAATTGTTAATGCAATTGATAATAGTATCAGCATTAATTCCTTGTCTGTTGTTAATGGTAAGTTACGAGTTTACACTTGTGATACTAAATGGCTTAGGATTGGTAAGAAAGTATCTGGTAAAGTCTTGGGAGGAAATATAGTATCTTCTTTTGTTACAGCATTAGTTACTGATACTTATTTTGAGTTAGACAATGTGAACATTGTATCTGATATATTGATTCCAAAGCCTACTGCTATGTTTGGAACTAGAACTGCCACTAATAATGAGTGGAATTTAAAGACTGCTAACTTGATGGATAAGACACCAATAATATGGTGCTTGGAATTGGTTAATGAATTGCATTATGGGTTTGAATCATCTTTAGAAAGAGATATTGAAATGAAAGTCTTTTTCTTAGATGAAACTGATATACTAAATTACTATACAAAAGACCATAGAACACAAGTTGTTAAACCTATGATAGCTTTAGCACACGCATTTAAAGAAGTTATCGACAAAAATGCGTTGATGAAAAGAATAGTAAATTTTAACGTTCTAGGTTTTAGTAGGTTTGGTACTGAAAGTGTAACTGGGATGATTGAAAACATTTTAGATGCGAATTTAAGTGGTGCTTCAGTTCAGTTTAATCTTTCAAAATATAAGGATGGATGCAAATGTTAACTTAGAGCCGATTACACTCAATCAAGTCTAACGCACATTATAAATAACTTTTTAAACAAATTAAAAAATGGAAAACAACTTAACTCCAGAGCAAGTTATTGAGAAATTAAACTCAATGTTCTCTGAAAAAACTGCAAAC